TATTACCAATAGTGAACCCACTCAATAATGATGTAGTAGAACCGCCTCCTATATTATTAAAATTACCTAATATCATTATTTATAAATACTGTTTAAATGGTTCATCTATTCGTACTACACCACCACCTCTAATATTAGAGGGACTAGTTAGTATGTTCGTACTGCCATTATTACTTCCAACACTCCCACCACTTCCAGGGTTGGGAGCAACATATGGATTATCAATTTGTGGTTCTTCCGTTGCCGGCTCCTCAACTATCTCAATTGGAGGTTTTATAATTTCCAATGGTGGCTTAACTACAGCGATATCATCTTTACCATAATCATTTAAAGAAAAGGGAAATATCTCAATATTATAATTTCCTATAACTTTAAATGCAGAATGTGGTATAGTAATTCCACCAATATCCCCTTCTGCTAAATCATCAAATTCTAAAACATCATCACCTATAACTACACTAACCGCCTCAACAGCTGCATTCTTTTTAAATGCAATTGGTACACCAGTTTCACTATTTATATTGTAAAGTCTATTTTCTGTTTTTATTAATTCTATTTCAGGTGAAACACCAGATACACCTTCTTCTACATCCTGAACCTTTATGATAATCTTATAAGCTTCATTTAAAATGAAATTCATTACTAACGATTCAGTACCCTCTGAAACTAATGTTGTAGGTGGTGTTGTTGTTCCACCCTTTCTATATGAAATCTCAGTTATTCTATATAATTTTTCATCGGATGATGATATTTTGTAATTAGTATTTGGTATATCTGAGTATTTGGTTGCACCAATCGCTGGGAACATTTGTGCTCCTTTTTTTGAATTCTTTTCCAACAAAACAGGATTACCACCAGTGTTACCAATTATATTTATGTTTAACTCGTATTTAAGTTCATCATCAACTGGAGGTGGAATCTTAGTACTTAGTGAAAATACTAAATTCTTTAAATTACCATATTCGGTTGAGTTTGGATTTACTTGCTCTACATCATCGATATAATATTTACATGCGATATCAGCTACACCAGTTCCAATAATTTGATTTTGAATATTATCATTTTCTATAAATGAAGCACCATTTCCATTTAATGATATAACGTATTTTTGTTTACTACCATAACCAGTCTTAGATAACGTTATAGTTTTATTTCCACCTTGAATTAAATCAGCTTTTGTAATAGTAAGTTGAGCCGGTGTTGTTTGGCCGGAAGCTACTCCATTAATTAAAACACTAGCACCTATAACATTAGATGTAATATTAAAAACAGTATTAGGTGGAGTTATTTTTATTCCACCACCACCAGTAAAACCACCACCACCAGTAGAACCACCTCCACCAGAATCATCAATTCGTATAAGATTATTAGCGTTACCACCAAAGCCACCTCCTCCGAAATCTCCGAAATCAGGATCTAAAATGCTGTTTGTATTGTAATCATTTAGTACCGCCATATCTATAAATATTAATAAATAATATTAACTATCACTACCACCACCGCCACCACCAACAGCGTATGAATTGGCGTTTTGTAATGTATTATTATTTGTTGGAGCCGTTGTAATTGTGTTAACTAAATCTTTCTTTGTTGATTTTATTGGATTTGGTGAAGAGAATTTAGGTACTGCTAAATCTTTTGGTATTTCTTCTTTAATTAACTCTTCCAACTCCCAATTCTTTATCCAAGGATTATCAACAGTATCTACTTTCTTTTTAGTTACATTTACAAGTATAGGTTTTGGATTTATAACAACATCACTTTCTCTACGTTGTAATATAGTACCCACCTTATCGAAACTTTCATCATATACCTTATCTACCTCAGATTCAGTTTGGATTGCCCTCTTTGGTAAATATTCTTCGATACACTCAATCATTATTCTATTAGCTGCTAAAAGTACATCATCTACTGAGAATTTTAATGATGGTTTCGATGGTTTTGGATTACCATACATATTACTATTAATCGATGAGAATCTATTTGAAAATTCGTTAAACATAGCCTCTCTAAATTTGCTATGTAATTTAGTCATCAATATATCAAAACCAGATATACCAAACTCCACTAACATTTTATTATACCATTTTTTAGTATAAATATTTTTTATAAATGAATCTATTGTTGTAGGTGTTATTGATTCTATAAATTCAGGTATGTATGGAATTATATCTTCTCTGAAATCACTTCCATCAACCATCACACCAAATCTTTCAAGTAAATCAGTTTTATCAGCTATATCATTTCTAAGTGGTAATAACTTTACCTCAGTTCTAGATGGTGATATTTCTTTAATCCACAATTTTTCATTTGGAGATTCATACCCAACTCTCTTATTTAGTAAGGTAACTTGTGTTTTAAAAATTCCATTATCATATCCAGCTTCGTTTATTAATCGTTCCGCATCTATAAAATATTCGGATGGGAAATTGAATGCTTGGAATGTTGTACCATCTGCAACTAAAAAATAATCTTTAATATTTTCAGAGTTCATTGGTATGTATCTAATTAACTCACCAAAATCACCTTGCGGTAATTGGTTATCATTGACATCATATAAGATAAACTCAATCATATCAGAATCAGTAAATCCAAAGAAAGATTGTAATTTACCTTCTTCAAAGATAGTTCTATCTTTAGATGATATTCTATATCCCTTATCGTTTATTATTTCTTTGAATGTCTTAATTGCCATATTATCCTTTGTTTTTTCTTAACCTACCACTTAACTGAACATTATCCTTTGTACCATCATCAAAAGTAACTTCAACTTTATATTGTGAGTTATAATCCTCAGCGCCCCCTCTAGGTGGGTCAAGGTCTTTTACTTTATCATCGAATTTCAATTTGAAATTCACAGTACTTTCAGGTGCTACAGTTTTATTAGCTAACTCAGAATATGCGGCGTACATTTTTGTTCCTGATACTTTTTTGAATTCTATTTTGGTAATTGTTAATGTACTACTTATGTTTTTTACATCAATAGCTATCTTACACTTATCTCTCCAATCAGAATTATTCTTGATTCTTTTCTTACTTGTAGTATCTTTCATATCCCATTGAGATTCCTCTGAACCAATTACAACAACAGCGAAGTTTGAACTAGCACCAACAGTTCCACCTGCAGCAGTTGCGGCTGATAATCCATATACTTGGTCTCTTAAACTTTGATTCTCCAATGTCAATGCTTCAGTTCTAGCAGTTAAAGATACTCTTTGAATTGCTTCGTTAATTGAATTTTGTATTGCATTTTGTAAATCAATTGTAGTTTCACTAATTTTTAAATTAATTATACCATTTTGAATTTCAAGTGTAGATGCTTTTAATATCTCACTATCCGCTTGTATTTTTAAACTTTCACTTACCACTTCTAACTCAGAAACTTTTGATGTTAATTGAAGTACTTCAGAATTTAAGGTTTCTATTGTAGTTGTTAACGTACTAATGTTATTAGTAGCTTCATCATATATTGAACGTAATACCGTATCAGGTAGTTCTACTGGTTCATTTGGTATTAATTCAAATATATCAGTATCAATTGATTTTTCTAACTCATCACGATCATATTTAGGTCGTATTAACTTTCCACCTATTATACCACCATCTATTTTATCATTGGTTAGAATACCGGCTTCACTTAAATTACCATAATTATCAGTTGGTATTTCGGATAAATCAGGATATCCTTTTATATAAGGTGCATTTGGTTTTTCTTTTTTTGCTCGGACTATTCGTATTCCTGCTGAATTCTTTTCTTGTAAAACAGCTGAACCACTTACTAATATTTTTTGAACTTGCTTTTCGTTCTTTAAACCCGAATTTTTTCTCATCTTAACCTATTACACTAAATGTATAATCATCATCGAAGAATTGTACATTACCATCAATAACAACTTTGAATTCTATTTTATATACTCTATCAACTTCCCAATTAGATAAGTTTAATTTAAAATAGTTACCACTATCATCACAACTTAATTTTGTAAAATTACTAAACGGAACAATAACATCATCCGAATGATAATCTTTAATTTGATAATAAGATAACGTTGGTAAAAATTTACTTATACCATATTGAGCTGTTGATGTAAATGACTTTAATGGATACAAATCCCGTCCAATCACTCTCAACTTAGGAGTTGTATTTACTTTGTATTCTTTTTTAAAGTTTCTGATTCCTATTTTTATTTCCTCCGAACTAAGTTCAGTTAAAGAACCAGTTGTAAATGAAACATCATCCCACCCTATTCTTAATTTAGGTTGATGTATTGTATGAGTTTCTTTACTAAATAATTTCAAGATACCATAATCAGTAGAATCATTCTCATTTGCTAATGGTAGTTTAAGTATAATACCATCATTTGGTATTGAACCACTAATCCAATCTTCTACAATATCCTTAACATCCATATTGATATCAGATGTTTGGTATTCAAAATTTTGAGTACTGTAAGTATCATAATAAAAAGTACCACCCTTTCCTTCATAAGAACCAGTAGATACTTCAGAAAACTCAGATGTTTGTAACCAACGTTCTTTTATATCACCTTCTCTATTGTTCCAAGTTACACCAGCGGTTGATATATCATCAAATCGAGTACCATTACCCATTTCCCAACTTTGTGAAATTGGATATGCCTCTAATGTAAACTCTAATGGTAATTCTTCAGAATCAGTTTCTTTTAATATAAGAGTTGCTTCATCTAATTTTACAGTACCACCAGCTATACTTTGTGATACCCCATTTAAATCAAATTTAAGGAGTGCTCTTGATACATCTTTAATGTTACCATAATATACCTTACTAACTTCTAATACCTCATCTAAACCAGTGTTTTGGTCAGGTTGTTGTAAGTAAACCGATGCATCTTTTGATGCTGTTAAAAAGTAATACATTATCTAGCTCTCCCTTTTATATCCACATCTGGAAATTTAACTTCAAAAACTGATGGGTCTAAAGATGGATATAAAATCTTATCTTTAATCGCATTTTCTATATTATATGAATTTGGTGAATAATTACCATTACATTTATTTATAATTTTTAATTTAGGAACAGAACTTACACCATCAACATTTGCTAATAGTAATTCCAATTCCGATATGTTTATAGTATTATTAAATGTCCAATTATTAATATCAAAATAATCCTTCATTTCATTAATACATTCAGCAACAACTTCACTTTTATTATAATTCCGTAATGTTATTACCTCAAACTCAATAGCAATATTAATAACAAATCCATCGGATATGTTTATACCATCAGTAAGGATTTTATATTCGTTTAAATATGTTTTTAAATTCTCCTTTACAGCTGCATTTAGTTCCGTTAATTTACCATTCCCATCATATCCTAATAAATAAAGATTTATTGCAAATGGATTATTCTTCTCATTATCATTTGAAGTTTTACCTATTAAGAATTTTTGAAGTTCATCTCTAACAGCTTTTCTATCAGGTTCCTCTCTATCAGGCTTTTCTACAAATCCCATTACTATATCAGTAAACTCTTGCAGAGCTTTAGGTGAACTTAAAATAGAAGAAGGTGAATTATTATCCAATGTACCATCTGCCGTAGCGTATGATTTTGCAATTGAACCATATTTGGTTGGCATTGATAATACTCTTACTTGATAATCTTTAGCAGTTACTGCTCTATTCTGAGAACCAAAGTTTGCTAATGCATTCTCTCTAATCTCTTCAATAGTATCACCACCTTTACCACCAGTTGCAGGAACTTCGTTATCAACTGCTACGGAGTTTTTAGTTGCCGATAGTATTGCGTTTTGAGTATCTGTAAGTGATTGTAAGTCCTCTTCAAATGATATTGAATTTATTGTAGTAAGTGTATTCGTTGCTACATTTGAAGATACACCACCACCTACTAAATACTTTACAGTAATAGTTGTATTCGATGGAGATGTTCCATATGTTTTTGTTTTTAAAAAGTTAGTTGGGTCAAATGATTCATTTAATTTACTAATTGAATTAGGTAATCCCAATCCAACATTTTTTAAGTTTGGAATTAATTGTTCATCATTTGCCGTTGGGTCACCAGCTCCAAATTGAATAGTAGTTGTACTATCCCCATTTACCTTCTTAACAAATCTACGAGGTGTTTTTATTGTTTTAAGAATATAAGGTACAGTTGTTTTGAATTGATATAAATCAGGATCATTTATTTCAGTATTTGGATAATCCTCAAATACCATCTCCTGTCCTAAGTAAGGAACTTCATACCATTTGTTTCCATTAGAATCTCTTACATCATAAATATCAATTACATTAGTATCATTTAATTCAATGGTTTGAAATGATTCATAAGAACCAAATTCATATTCTTTAGTTTCAACTTTTGCTGAAATAGCTTTTGTGTATTTTTTTATTAAATAGAATGTTGCTTCACCAGTTACACTATCAGTTTCATATATGGTTATCTCCCTATCAGTATCATCTGTAAAATCTATAATATCTTGTGTTATGAATATTATATCATCATTAGTTACTTGCATACCCTCCTTAATTCTAAGTAGATATGATTCATCATATGTATTACTACCACCAACGCCAATTGCTGGTACTAATTGATAAACTGAAAGAGTTGTTACAGCAGGTGATGTTACCTTTGGTTGATATCCCAAGTACTGAGAAAGTGCTATTACATTATCAATATCCTCAGCATGTACCATCAATGATTCCTTTAAAGTATCATCTATATAATACGAAAGTGAATCTCCGATATAAGAGGCCATTTCTATGAACATCATACCTGGTGATGATTCATTAAAATCAGAATAAGTTTTTGGGAAATATGTTTTAGCAAACTCAATTAGATTTCCTCTATATTCAGAAAAATCTTTGTTAAGGTATTTTATATCCTTTCCCCTATTCTTAAAGTTTTTATTTGTTTTTGTTATAGCCATATTATTATCCCTGTGCGGTAAATGTTACTACGTTTAAGTCAGTATTATCACCAATTCTAAATTTAACTGAAACGTTTATTCTATTATTATCTTTTAAAGTATCCGATGAATCTACCTCTATTTCTTCAGCTGTTACATATGGTAACCATTGTTCTAAGCTTTGATTTATAGTATTTTCAATTCTACTTTCAAAATCATCAACATTTGGTTCAAATAGTAATTCCTGCAATCCACTTCCGAATTCAGGTTGTAATATTCGTTCACCTCGTTTAGTTAATAATAAATTTTTAATATTAGATTTAACTTGCTCCGATGTTTGGAATGTTTGTTCAAATGCAGTATTGGTTATTTGAATAGGCAAAGATATACCAATCGCATAATCATTATACGATTTAGTATCTTTAATAATTTTTCTTCCTAATTCAACTGCCATAATCTATATTACATTCCTGGTCTCCAAGGACCCTTTTGTTTATCAAATGCTTTTATAAGTTCTGAATTATCTCTATTCAAAACTCTATCCAACCCAGCTAATCCAGTTGAGACACCCAATCCTTGCTTTTTACCAGCAGGTTGCATATCACCATACCCCATTTTATCAGCTATACTTTGTGCACCTAATGTATGTGTACTTTGTGTTCCAAAATCCATTGTACCAGATGATACTTCAGTTGGAGCACCAGCATAAGCAGGTTGTATATTATCCAATACACTTTTATTTGTATTTTCACTTAAACTAAGTGGTTTCGTTTGATTTAGTATTTGATTCAATACTGGATTCCTACTCAACATTCTTTGCTGAGTCTGAGGTTGTATTGTCTCATTTATAGCTTCATCCATAAATGTAGGTTCGGTAGGTACTACTTTTTTAGTAGGTTTTAGAGCTTCTCTAAGTTGTTTGTTTTCTTTTAACAACTTTACCATCTCCTTCTTAACACCCTCTTTAACCAATTTAGGTAGTACCGATTTAATTTCCTCCGCTACAATAATTTGAATTGCTTTTATTAATTTATCAGTATTCATTTTATTTTAGTTTGTATTACTCCTTTATAAATATTTAAATTAAGTATTTTCGTTTTTTATCCAACGCATGATGGTGGTATTACGAATCCAACAACTCTTGAACTAGCTATTGTTCGTGCCGATACTTTCTTTGCAAAACACCCACCTCCATTACGATTAAAACCCTTTCCACCTGTATTTCCTTCTATGGTAGTAATAGAGCCATCTTCTCTAATTGTAGATACTATACCGATATGACCTGCTCTACCTTTTGATTTAACCCAATATAATATAGCTGAACCCACAACCGGTGTTGATGATAAGTACCCATTTTTAGATGCCCATTGATGCCAGTTTTTACATCCAGCTGGACCAGGTGGAGTTGGAAGTTTAGCCTTCTTCCACCAATAAGTTACTGCGGCTGCACACCAATAATATCCCTCAGTAGTATAATTGTTTGTTTTTCGTTTATTATCTAAACCTGTGCTTTCAATCATCTTATCAATGGTACCTGGACTTTTAATATTTTTTCCTTGAGGAAATCCACCAAAGTTTAATTCGTTACCAGATGAATTCTTATATTCCATTATACCAATATTTTGTGCAGCAAATTGGGCTACCAATTTACCCGCCTTACAATCAGTAACACTAATTTCAACTGCGGCTGACATTTCAGAAGAATCTACCGGCACATATGCAGCAACATCTGCATTAAGACCAAGTTTGAATGATTGGAAATCAAAAAACTCAGATGCAGCTTCTCCACCATCTGGATTACTTTTTGCCGATGCAGCTTGGTTAAGCTTTACAGTCTCTTCTACTCTTTCTTGCTCAGTAAATGGTTTTTCAACTGCAGCTTCTATTTTAGCTTCAGCTTGTGCAGCTAGTTTTTGCGTTGCAACGGATGGACCTGCTGGTAACGTTGTATAACCCGTCCATATAATAACACCTGGTGCTGGGACTGGTGTTGGTGTTGATGGATATAACGATGTTGTATTTATTATTCCACCAACAGTGGTTAAGTGTATTGTTGCCGCCATTATAAATTGGTCAACAATAATACCAGTATTATTTGTTGGTGGTATTGGAGCCTGTGGTGTCCAAACTCCGGGTGTGGTTACATTATTTGAATTTACAAATATATTTTGAATAGAACCGGGTGCTGGTATTATTGGTATTGGTATTGTTTTCATAATAGCTCCCGACCAATATGCAATAACACCTTTACCAAGTGAAGTTACTAAACTAAAAGTTGGTGAGTTGTTAAACCTTCCCGATGTTAATGCTACTTTGAATAGAGTTTCCATTACCTTAACATTACCATTCGCAATTGGAATTTGGTGTAACGAATCCTTTCCTCTCTTTATAGCGTTATCATACTCAGTTGCCCATAAGTTAGCAACTGAATCAATATCATCAATCCCTTCAGGTGAATCTGCCCTCCGTAATATGTTCTTCTTAAACGTATTCCAAGACATTATGATGTTTTGTTTAACGTACTTAACATTGTATTAAGTTGAGATTTTATTTTACTAAATGTAGGTTTATTTACTGGGCCAGTTGCGCTTGGACCTGATGGTGTTAGGAATACTTGTTGTTCTATTGCACTTATTAATTGACTCATTAAATCAACTAAAGTTTCACCACGTACTAAAGATTCTAAATTTACATCACCAATATTAACTTTACCATTTCCAGTATTAAAGTTAATATTTCTATCATTTGTTTTGTAATTAGTATCATCATCTAATGTTACATCTATACCACCAGTGGAATCAATAGAAAATAAACTGTCAGTTATAATTCCGAAATCACCCTTTGATGCAAATATCATTTCAGATGCTTTAGCTGATAAAATTACTCTATCTGAATTAAGTACTATCTGATTACCCTTTAATTCGGATGGGTAGTTTGCAAAAGAGATATGTTCGTTATTAGTTGGTAAAGTATATGGTAGTACATAATCACGACTACCTAAAAATATAATGTTATCATCTTTATTTATATCTTCTTCGGTTACTTTACCAGCAGGAGTTGATAATGATTCACCATTTTCCCCATTTCTAATTGTAATTGTTGGGTATAATTGTTTATCAGGGTTGTTATATCCACTAAATCGAATTGATTGACCAAATCTACTTTCTATAAAAGTATCTCCCTCAAACACTCTTAACTTATGTATGCCCACTTCGGAGTTAAAATACTCACCATAATTATCAGTATTTCCCGTATCCTTTTGTGTACTTCTACTTACACCAGTTTGTTGAACTTTACTATAATCAGAACCTTTGGCAGCAGTTGGACCTTTATCTTTTGTAGTTGATTTAGAGATGATATTAGAATCACCAGATACGTTTGGAGTTGCTGATGTTACTACTCTTTCATATTGAAGTCCAGCACCATCTACAGTTATAATCCTTACAACTTCATTTTTTAAAGGTAGGGATGAGAAGTTACTATTATATGGTATGGCTATTGGTAATTTTTTCTCATTTTTTTCGTTGGATGATTGTAATCTATATTGAATAGCTCCTATATACTTTGCTTTTTCAATCTCAGGTATATTCTTAGCATCTAATAACGGGTCATCAACATCAAGTATAACTTTAAAAACTATACCAACCGTAGATTTATCTTTACGCCTAGAGCTAGATTTACGATTACTACCAATAGAGCTATTTCTACTACTACCTAATCCCATATTACTTTTCTAATTTTTGCTTTACTTCTTCAATTTCACTTTGCATATCATCCATCCGGTCAACTTCCATTTGAACTTCATCGATTTGTGATAACAATTGCTCTCGTTCAGCTTCTGATAAGAAACCAGCTTCTCCTTCACTCTTAGTACCAGCAATCATAATTCGTTGTGCTATTGTAGCAAGTTTAATCAATGATTCATCGTTACGAACTGAGGTATCAATTAAATCTTTAATAAGTGGACCTATGTATCTCATATCATTTGGACTACGAACTAATTTTCTTAATTCGGCAATCACTTCAGAGATGTGCCTCTTCTTATTAATTTGATTATTGTAGATATCCTCAAAAAGTCCACTTAAACTTTTACCAGGAAATATTTCGAAATCATTTGACATAGCATATTGATATTGTGTTCAATATATAAATATCAATAAATGAAAAACCCCCACCGAAGTGAGGGTTTTGTAAAGTGAGTAGTAATTAATAGTTAGTATGAAAAGAATTCATCTTCATCTGTATTATCAGATATCTCACCATAATCTAAATACTCATTAAGCATTTTTTTCTGATGAGTTTTCATAACATTAACTACTTTTGTAATGTAATGTGTTTTACAATCTGTCATTTCTCTGATAAGAAGATATAAGTGTTTTTTGTTGAAGTTTTCTATATACTGACTTCTTCTAAACAGTTCTAATATAGCATCTGCTATTTGAATATCCCTCTTCTTTGTGAATACCTTTGTTAGATTTTTATCCCAATATTGTAACATAAGTTCTTTAAACTCATTGTACTCAGAACCTACTTCATCCGAATAAAAATTATCTTCAGGATTCCAAGACTCGGGCATTTTAGAAAGTAGTTCGGTCTTTTTATATCTTTTATAATTTCCGTTGTTTTGTAATATCAGGTGATTCTTAGCTACAATGGAAAAGTAAGAAAATGCTCTACCTTTATCAGGTTTATACATATGAATCTTTTGAATCAATACGGATACTACCTCATGTTGTATATCTATTTTAGGTACATCAAAGTATGAGAACTTAAATGTATTCATAATATTTTCAGCTAGTTTTTCAAACGGAAACTTAATACGTTCTTTATATATTTTATTTCGTTCACGTGGGTCTGTACTAGCATTGTATTCAATGATAGCATCTTGTGCAGGTGTTCCGAAATATATTTTTGATTTCTTTTTTCTAGGTTTAGCCATAATTTAAATGTTATCTTTATATTTTTTAATAACATCTTTTAGTTCTGTAAATACTACACCAACTTCATCATCGGATTCAAAAGAACCTTTTAAATCTAATTGCCTCATCTCTTCTAACATTGATTCCAATGTTTGTAAAGTATTTTCATTTGTCACCACAATATTAAATTGTGATTGTTCCACTTGAGTTACCAACCTTATACCTCTCCAAAATAAAAAGATATTTAGTAAAATTGATACTCCTAATATGATATATAAAATTTCCATAATATAAAAGATAATGTAAATATACGAAAAATATTTGATATTTCCAAATTTATTTTAAGCTTCCCCTTTAGGTCCCATAAAAAACTTAGAATAATCAAATTCCGTTTCTTCTACTTTTGTTATTGCATCTATTTCTTTGATTTTTTCTATAAGAGCTACATCAAAGGTATCTGCATCTATTAATTTTTTATCGATTAGCTCATCGATTATAGTTTCTACTATTACTTCTAAAGTTAGTAGTTTATGTAGTATAATTTCATCCATAAATTAAAGTGCAAGAGAACCAGTTGTTACGTTAAGTGAATGTAAAAATTCTTTAAATTCTTTATCAGATGGTGTTTCATAATCTAACTCACCAAATGCTTTGTTAATTGAGTTGTGATGATATCCCATTGATGATGCCATTCTAACACACATAATTTTAAACTCATATATATTCATATCGTCTGGTACATCAAACGCTATGTTTATTGCTTCTCTATTTTTAGGTTCTTCTGATTTATATGATAATATTCCCATTATACTAATTGATATCCTTTATCTAAAAGAGGTTGTGCTTTTTTGTATTTAACAAATTCCATTTCCCCTTCAGGTGATTGTAACATTACTCTTTCATTTCTACCAGGTGTTTTCTCTGCTTTTATTTGAGGATTATAACGTCTATTAGAATCACTAACATCAATACCATCAATAGAATCAATTAAACGTTGTGCAATTACACATTCAAATAAACCAATATCTTCCATATATTCTTTTTCATCTTTCCAAGAAGATTTATCAGCTTTAAATTCAACCAAACCTAAGTTATCAGTTTGAACTGAAAAGGATGAATGTCTTACAGTCTTTCTAGTTTTATTTTTCACCGAATCTCTTTCAAAGTAAACAACCATATTATCAGAACGTTCAGTAATAATTGGATTAACCAAAGTTAACTCATCATATTCTCCACCAAACCGAAGTGTAATAATTCGTTTAGCAATACCAACATCATTACCACTAAATGTAATACCATCTAATTTAGATATTGCTTCATTGTATGATTTTAAATCATCGGATGTTACTTCGGTTTTATTTATTTTATTTACTATCATAATATTCTTTTAATTTTTTATCTAAATAATTCATTGATTCGGTACTTCCAATAAACCCTTCGTACTTAGCATATCTTTTTAAAACATCTGGATTTGATTCTATACTCTCTTTTAAATCCTCTATGTGAGGTAAATGGGTATGTGTGTAACTCATTATAATAAATCCTCAGGTGTTTCTCTATAAACTCTATAACTATCTTCATCATAATGTTCAGTAGAAACCTCAAATACAATTGAGTTATCTTCCAATGCAATTAGTTGATGTGGTAATCCTCTTTCAATTGTAACCGATTGTCCTTTTTCCAAAGTACTACTTTCCAATTTACCATCTTCTACGTTTAACCAATTGAATTGGAATCTACCTTCTTGTACATACCAACTTTCTTTTTTTTGTAAGTGATAATGCATTGAGAATCTATTTCTATCCTTTGTGAATACCAATAATTTACCACAATATTCATAATCATTATGAATCCATAGTTCGTATCCCCATTTCTTTTCAACCCTCTTAGGAGTTGTTATATTAGTATCTATAATCATATTATTTACTTATTAGTTTACTCACTTTGTTTATGAATGGAAGTATCGCAAGTTCTTTTGCTTTAGCTTCCACCATAACAGCTACATCAGTACCATACAAATTGGGTACATTATTAATGTAATCAGAATGAGCTTGTGGTTTTAATTTATTATTTTCTTCATGCAATGCTTTTGATTCTGAATAATGTACAATTGGCTTTATACCTTTAGGCCATGTTGTGATTGCAAGTTTAAGAGCTTCCTCTTCACTTAACCCACCTGTACAAAATTGGTGGTGGTGATAATCAAATACAATTGGAATACCACAACGTTCATGTATGTACATCAAATCTTTTACTGAGTACATAGATGCTTTATCATCATTCTCTACAGTCAACCTACTCTGAACTGATGGTGATAATCTTTTGAAGTTCTCACAAAATCTATCCATTGCAGATATCTTATCACCATACACACCATTACAATGAATATTGATTTTATTATAATGTGTTTTTGATAAACCCATTAAATCAAAAACTCTACCATGTATTTCTAAATCAGTAATAGTGTTTTCTACAACATGTGGTCTTGGTGATACCAATACATTGAAAGGACCTGGATGTGAAGTAATTCGGATACCATTAGCTTTAGCATATTGACCACATCCAGCTAATATAGTTTTAATACGATTGAACTGAGGTAGTTCTTCGAATGAATATTCACTAGCCCAAGGAAAGAATTCAGAAGATAATCTGAATAGTTTGATTCCATTTTCGTTATTCCATTTAAGTATGTGGAATAAATCTCTAGCGTTTTTCAAACCCAATTCACCAGCATAATCCAATCCCTTTTCTTTAAAGGTTTTTTTAATCATTGAACGATTAGTGGTAATTTTTGGCTTACTAGCCGATAAAGTCATATTAATACAAGCGTATCCTAAATCCATTTTCTATTTGTTTATACACAAATATACGAAAAAGATTTGATATAACCAAATGTTTTTTAATAAGTTTTTGAATTGAAATCAGTTGGATAAGAACTATCCGATTCATTCTTTATAAATGTTAACCAATAGTTAACTGCGTTTTGGTTGTTAATCCATTTACTTCTATCTCCCCAATTGAAATTAGGTCTAGCGTAGAATGGCTTTTCATTCATCACATACTTAGCTCGTTGGGATGATGATGGTTTTGGTTCATCAATCAATCCATCGCCTGTATTATCATATCCATCAATAGTACCATCACCATCAATATCAATACCTCTACGAGATGTATCTTTTTTTAGATTATCTAATGGGTTTATAAAATCTTTATATGAATTAACTGCTTCTACCAATTCTTTAGTTGGTGCTGGTGGATTTTCATTTGCTTCGATAATAGTTTCAACATCATCTTTTGATACATCCTCTAAGAACTTTTCTCTATCATTTGCTTTGATAGTATAGTATTCGTTTAATTCATCTTCACTTAGGAAATCTTCTACATCCATATCGGATACCATATCATTCATTACCATATCAAGTGCGTGGTCTTCATCCCATTCATCATCTGTATCATCTTCGGATTCATCGTTTACCCACTCTTCCTCATCATTTGGGAAAGTTATTGAATCATCACTATCATCATCTTCACCATATAGTTCTCTCTTAGCCACTACTTTCCTTTTATCTACAATTCCCCTATCTACTAAAACTGCGTTATTAAAAGCGATTACTAATGCTACTGCAAGAGGGTCGAATACAAATATAATGATTAGTATAAACCAATTGATAATAACATCCATAGGTCTATCTAATAATCCACTAAGGTATTCTAAAGGTCCCAATTCAGATGATACACCTTCCATTGATTCCAAATCCAATATCTTTATCTGAATTGATTGTAGTGAATCGGATGCTACTTCTCTTTTTGATTGAACACCTTTACGATTTTCTTCTTCAACTCCAATACGTTTTTGTGATAATCTAAGTTCAGTAGTAGATATAGTATTTCTAAATCCAGTAGATGATGATGTATCTCTAACTTGTATTCCAGTTGCTTTAGCATTAGATAATGTAGATATATTTTGTGATATTCTTCCTAACTCAACATCATATCGTGCAACATCATCTTCCCAAAACTTTTCTTTTTGTTGTAGGAATGCTAATTGCTTTTCTTTTATACTGAATTGATTGAATGTATCTTGAAATGCGGATGTTAAGAATCCATAGATACCTAATGATGTTATTAAAACTAAAATAACTACTGCTCCACTTAGGTATATCCTAAATGATTTATTTATCTTTTCCCAATAGTTGTAAAGATAACCTGCAGTAATTAACTTTGCCAATTCCAATGAACTAGCCATTACTATTACGGATAAAGATGCTCCAGCAAATAGTTTAGATAAACCACTCACCGAAAAGAATGCTGCATTAAATGCAACAAACAATGCCGATAGCCCTAATAAAAATGTTCTGAATTTCACGTTATGATAGCTCCACTATGCCTTTAGATAGATTCAATAAATACTGAATCTCTTTAGCTAATTTAATCGCATCTGCTTGGTTTGAAGGTCTCTTTCCTTCTAACATCTCTTGAATAGTATTTAATCTATTCTCAATACCTTCGATGTGATTTAATGTTTTTTCTTTATATGCTGGTTTCATAAAACTTATTATTTTGTGTATATATAAATATCAAAAAACGAAAAAGGGAGATTTTTCAACCTCCCTCTATTCGATTCTCATAACCTAAATTAAAATTTGATTTTAATTTTCTTAGATTTCATCTCTTCTTTTTTATCTAAAGATAGAGTTAAAATTCCGTTCTCAATTACTGCATCAGCAGTTGTTCCATCGTACTCTCTACCAACTGTGAATGTTAGATTAACATCGTTTACAAATGGGTTAGTAGAATCATCACAATTGGCTTTAATTGTAAGTTCACCTTCGTTTACTTCAACCTCGACTTTTTTAGGAGTATGACCAACTACGTTTACAATTAATTTAATCGTATCATCATTAGTTCTATCAATGTAATAGTTGCCACTACTTGGTGTTTTAATAAACGATTGTTGTGACCTTGCTATCTCATCTATTAAGTTGTTAAAAATGTAATTCATATTATTTTTTATTTTTAAAGTTATA